TATATCATCGAGGAGATGGTTGGTACGATATTTATTGACCATTTAACACAAAATACATTCCCAGAATGCCCAAACACTTATTACAAGTTCCCATACGCCCTATACTGCCAGGTTTTAATCTGTCGTAGACTATAAGGAGGGGGTTACTACTATATACAAGTAACGTTTTGGGTGAGGTGACTAGCCTCGGACTTCTGTAGTCCTATCTATAGGAATGATTGGCAGAAATCTATACTGTTTCCTTTGCCAGATTTTGTACCATTGAAGCTTTTGATGACCATTAAGGTCTCGCTCATCATATGCATCTTCCCAAATTCTTCTATTATGGAATATTTTATTCATTCCTATGGAATTTGATGCCTTTACAAAATCCTCATCAACAGTTTTGAAGAAATCACTCAAATTTCGAGATCTCCATAGATACTCGATACAACGAGAATAAACTTCCTGATTCGCCTTTTCTAGATCGACTAATTCTCCATTTTCCTTAAGTAATTTTCTAAAATTAGGAATATCAAGAGATACGTCAGCCCGCTGTTCTATTTCATCTAAATAATTTTCATATAATTGATTTAACAGACAGGTCTTTTCTAAACATATACTTTTTGGTTTAGATTTTCTAGAATTAAATTTACTAAATACCACATGAGCCATTTCTCTGTGAAGAGACGTTACACTTTCTGTAACATCAGGAGCAGGTTTTAGACCTAGACCTCCGAGCCAGAACGGAATATAATATGGAATCTTGTCTAATACAGGATGTAAAAGAAATTGATTATGATATCTCTTAAAGAGATAATCAAGATCACCATATTGTGTATCAAAACCTTTAACAAGTTCTGAATGACACCAACCCATTCTGGAGGCAGCTTCAATAGCCTGCCTTTTCTCATCTACAATTTCATCACCTCCTGAAGATCTAACAAGTCCTTTCATTAATCCAAAATTAACAAATGGAACTTCAACAAATTTAATATTAGTAATATGATCTTCTTCTTCACGACCTTCTAATAGAAAAGTTCGAGAATTCATCTCTACAAATTTCTTGGAAGTGAAAGTCTTACCAATGCTGTTAAATAAACCTACCATAGCAGAACATCCCACCCAGTGGTTAAAATTCTCTATTGGAAAACAACAGTCATCTCCATTAATAAGACCAGGAAACATTGAAATTGGTACTTTGTAACCGCGATCGAGCTCAATAGCTTTTCGACAAACAGCAAAGTTTATAATACATAACACAGTAAAGGACAGTATCTTTCCCATAGGTTGCGCCTCGCATTGCCTTAAATTGATTACATGAGTTGAGAATTCAGCCCCGTCATTATCTTTACTTTTAACCTGATAACTAACCATATTATCACACATGGAACGTATAGCAACTTTAGTGAATGCTTCACTAAGTCCCAGTCTATTACATATAGCTGTGACTGCTACCCTTGTGTATGAACCAATCATATTATTGGTGGCGTTATCATAATCGCCTGATACTAAGACTTCATCCTTAGACAAAAACTCAATTACATCTTCAAGATGTTGAGGAGTCAGAGGTGTTCCAGTTACTGCAAAACAAGCATGTTTCAATAGACATTTCGCTAAGAACTTTTGAAGTGGTTTTAATAACCAGGTTTCAAGGGCTTCGGGTGTTGTAATCCCTCGAACCTTTAAAGCCTCTTTTAAACCAATAGGTTTAATGACAGTATCAGATTCCAAACATTTATTGAATAATTCTTCAATATCCAAATCAGTACCACAATTATCAGGGTTGATCGAAAATTCGACATACTCATGATTAAGTACTTCACCAAACTTCTGAGACGCAAGAAATCCATCTTCGTCAATCGTAAGAAGTGGTTCACGACATAAAGGATCACACTCTTCAGTGTTATTATATCCATTTAGTGGAACGTGGTCAGAAAGTTGACCATGGTGATGAACCTCGTATATGGGTTCTCTAGGATAAGAAGGGACAAAATTCTTCACAACCTTAACATGACCGCCTTTATGTAGGGAATTTGTCGTGCAAGACGAGAAAGATGGCATATGATCCCATACACCATTAAATACACTTTCTCCGATAATCTCGTTAACTGAACGGACTACCTCCACTTCCATATCATGAACAGAAATATCTAGATATGTAGGTTTAGCCTTAGGGGTTGTAAACAGCTCAACTGTTTCAAGACAGGATACAATGCAGTCATTGTCACTACAACGATCTGCTCCTTTCTTTACTCCACGCGCTATTGTGTCAACAAGACTCATATACTTAAGTCGACCTTCAATAGTGGTGTCACGCTTCAAGACCATAAGAAATGTCCGAAAACTTTTACTTACGACCATGGAGGGGTTGATCTTTCGATCTGCTATAGGACATTTAGGTAAAACATCAGAGTCCTTAGCCCAAGCTGCAAATGCTGCAAGCTTATACTTGACTAATTTCATCCAACGTGAGATTACAAAAAGTTCTCCATCCACCATTTTAGTAGTAGATAGATAGGTGACCTCGATTGACCATGTCAGCCATTGCTTTAACATGCTTCGACGTATCTCCCCTATAGGAATTTTAAATCCAAATAATATTATAGAACGATTAAGGTCTACTATAATCTTCCAGATTGAAATGAATTCATCATATAGAATTCCCTTCTCATTCCAGAAGGTCCGCTCTTGAATTATTTTGGAGCAGGAACTTATATTAGAGTGATTTATATCATTTATAAGATTTCTAGCCTCAAGAATAGTAGGGACACCATCCGCTACATCCTTGATTGTACTCAGTACAACTTCTATGTCAGTACCTCTAGTTGGTTTACTAGAACTAATCTTTGTATTAGCATTGGTTATAGAGATTTCACTACTACTGGATTTACAGTTAAGTTTCTCTTGGTCTGACACCTCATCCATATCTTTCAATGGCCTGGAGTCCGTTTCTAGATCTTCTTGAAGAAGACCCTGGAGATACGCATTGTTTTGCGTAATCCCGGAAGAAGCGACTACTTGCCGCGATGCGACAGCAGTCTCACTCAGAGTAAGCCTAATCTCTGAGGATGATGTACTTGCATGTTCATCCAAACATACATTTTGTTTGTGTTCTGGAACATAAGCCAAAGAATCCGCTATAGCGTCTTCCCAGTCTGTATCATCAAATACAGGGTTGTACCTATGTCCTTTTGGCACTAGAACACGTCGTTCAATATGCAAGTCTTCACTATTAAACTGAGTCCACTTAGGATTTCGCTTTAATACGCTGTAAGATT